TCTCTTATTCTTCTAACGATAATTACTGTATTGTTATCTATTAGTAATTATTTCTAGTTAGTGCCGATAGGCTCTAGATTGTTGTAAGTTAGTACTTGTTATATAGTTAGTAATTATTAGTGCCCAATTTTACACATTGCAATTTTACACATTGCAATTTTACACATTGCAATTTTACACATTGCAATTTTTGGGAACTGTAAAATTTAAATTGTGCTATCTGTGGATAACTCTGTGGATAACTCTTTCTCAAGATGTCCCATCAGATACTCTAGATAGTTGTCTGTTATAGGAACATCTGAGAAAAATCTGTGTACCTCGCTCCCTTTTCCTCTACCTAAACTACGCTTAACCACCTTCATATATCCTGCTTCTTCTAAGATTTTGAAATGGCTATCAACGGTAGTGCGACTTATGCCTAGCCGTCTTGCGATTTCATCAGGATATACAACCCAATCTGGCTTATTAGTCAAGATGACCGTTAAAATGCCTATTGTTGCTGGCTTCAACCGTTTGTCTTGGGTAAAAGCGTTATTGATAGATGTGTAATTTTCATTGGCGTTCCTGATTATGTATTGCATACCTCATAGTCAAGCCCCTTTCCGTAGCTTTTCTTTGTTATAACCTATGATGATGTCATAGTAAGCATGACCGCTTGGAATGACATATTTAGTTAGATCATCAACTCTGGAACCGTCTGCCATAATGTTGATTATGGTGGGTTCCCATTTTCGTTTTTTCATGGTACAATCTCTTTAGTTTAAATTTTCTATCGGTCTGACTCTGGCAGGGGTCAGCCTTTTTTTGTTGTCTTGACGACACTGGAGAACTAGCGAGGACTTTTGGATTTTATTTTTAGGCGTTCTTATAAAATCAAATCATCTAATGGTATTGCTTACGTTTCAACTGAATCGTTGCCCCGCTAGCTCACTGGCACCGCCAAGGTGTCCCAAATTTGTCTCACCCTTTAACTACGCTTCAAATAGACTCATTTGATGGTTGGCTGCAAAAATCTCGTCTTTGAGTTCTTGGTCACTCAACCCCCAATTTTCGATAAAGATAACAGCGTTCTTGAATTCTTTGGCAGGAAGTTCTTTACGTCTCACACCGAAACGGTCAACGATTCCTTTGTTGATGGCATGATATGCTTTACCTCGAATATGGTTGTCACGGTAAGCTTTGCTTTTCTTGCCTTCTAGCAATCCAACAATCTTTCTGTTTACAAGGTTGGTTAATTTAGTTTCTTGTGCAGCGTTCACTCTCATGTTGTCTTCTAAGTTAGCGATACGCTCCTCATGGTTTTCAAGTGCATCTAGCATGTTTCTAGTAACTGCTAGGTGTGACACTTGTCTTGCATGGTCTTTGCTTTGACCGATAATGTCATTTGTCATAAGATTTCTCCTTCAATTACATCGTCTTGTTCTAGTATCTCCGAAACATTGCGACTGAGACTGTTAAGCATTGTTAGGAATGTTTCAAGCTCGGTTCTAACTTTCGGATTGTTTAATGCTGGCTTAATATCCAGAAATGCTACACCGCCAAAGTTAGCAAGGAACTTGTTCCCTTTTTCCAAAAAGTCGATAGTGTGACGGTAAGCAGATACTTGCTTTTGATAGCTATCCAATTGCCCTTGCGACTGCTCAATGGCCCTTGTCAATTCGTCGTATTTGGCTGATTTCTCGTCAACTTCTTGACGTTGATTCATTAGCTCTTTGAGTTGCGATTCAATGAATTGCATTCTCTCATTAGCCGCTTGTTCGCTATCTGAAAGCTCTTTGTTTTTCGCTAGTAGTCGCTTATTTAGTTCTTGTGTAGCTTTGTAATCGTCTGGGATGATTTCCTTTTCAATCACCTTTTCAGTGGTTTTGGTTTGTTTGACACGTTCCAGCTCGCCTTTAACCGCTTCGAGTGCTTGGTCTTTGAGTTTTAGACGACGCTTGACCTCTTGCAATTCTCTGACCGTTGGTGATCCGCCTTGCTCGATTTTTTCAATCTGCTCTTGCTTTTTTTCCTCTGGGAGCGTTGCGATAAGGTGCAAGGCGGTTGTTCCTAAATGTCGTAACGTTTCGACATTTGGCAATTCTTCGGCAATTTTCATTGATTTATAGGCAAAATCTTTATCAATTCCGAGACTTTCATGCCATTGTCTGAATTGCCCGTGTGTTAGGTCACTTTCTTTAACGTGCTTCAATCGTCTTCCGATTTCCCAAATTGATTGTCCAGCTATTTGCTTGTGGTGTTGTATTTCCAATTCAATCTGAGAAAGGTTATTTGATAATGCTATTTCGTTCATTGCTGCCTTTCTATTTTTGATATAATAGTTTTTAAAAACGAGGTATTGACATGAAGAATAAATCTGAAGTAATAGCGCCACTAATATTAGTGGGTTCGCTATACATTGAATTTCACTGTATAACACCAGATAGCCATTCAGCCTTGACTAGCCTAGCCGACATCAATTGGATGTATCTAAGTCTAGTGATTGGTGTTGCTTTAATCATTTCGTTGTTAGCATTAAGCTATATCCATGATATTCTGTTCTTTTTGAAGATTGAGAAAGACGGTGATATAACTTATAGCTTTGTCGTTGCTTTGGCTATCTTCGGAATCCTCGTTTTGAGAAACTGTTTAATTGTCCTGTCTGACACTCAATTTGGCAATTTAATGTCATTCGTCAGCGTCCCCATCTTTGGTGCTTTCTGGTCGCTTTCCAAACGAACGCTCAAAGCGAACAGGAAGTATAATAAGAACCGTAACAAGCATTATGAGAGTAAATAGCATGTAGGTCGTAAAGTCCCACTCTGGGATTGGACGGCCTTTTTGCATGAACTCGATAATGTCGTGAATGTGATTCATTTTGTTTTAACTCCTTTACAGTGTTCTAATTAGACTTAGAACTAAGCGTTTGGCATTTCTCTTTTTTTAATTAAACTGTTGCGTTTCGGGAACACTTTGTTTAAAAAAAATACCGATTTCGTCTTTGCTATACCCTAACAGGTCAGCTAGTGTGATAAGTTCGTCGGCAGAAAATGAGATTTTTCCATTCTCTCTCTTATTATACTGGTCACGAGCTAAACCCATTCGTTCAGCCATTTGCGCCTGTGTATAACCTTTTGCTACTCGCTCAGCTTTCACACGAAGCAAATCAACTTTCATAGGTTACCTCCGTTCTTTTGATTTTTATTACTTGTTCCTTAGAACAATTATAGTATATATAAAGTGTTCCCATTTGTCAACAAGAAAATAAAAAAAATATAAAAAAAGTTTATTTTTGGGAACATATTGTTTATTTTCGGGAACTGTTGTATAATGTTCTTACTATTAAGTAAAAGGAAAAAGCGCATGAGAAACAACGAGGAAATTATTTCACTGATAAAAAGCTATTTAGACAATAGTTCTATGTCGATGTCTGAATTAGCAAACAAAGCGGGGGTTTCAAAATCGACTCTATCAAGATACCTTTCTGGTAGCCGGGTATTTCCGCTGAATAAAGCGGATGATTTCGCTAGTGCTTTAGGTCTAACAACAGAACAATTCTTGAATGTGAAACCTAGCCCGAAAGATACCGCTTCAACTGACATCGATAACATCATCGACAACGCCATGATGTTTGATGGCAAACCGCTGACGGACGACGATAAACGTGCTATTCGTGGCATAATCGCTGGCTATATGAGTAGTAAGGAAAAGTGAGGTGCTATGACTGAAAGTGAATTGCTTGAGCAGTTCAATGTCTCTATCTGTGAGTTTAGTTCTAACGAGTGGCCCAGAAACGGCTTTATCGACCCTATAAACAGGGTTGTTTATATCAATAAGGATTTAGCCTCAGAAATACGTTTAAAGGTCATCTTGCATGAATTGGGACATCTAGAGCACAATTCTAAAGACTACGAGCGTCTAAGAGAAAAATTCGAAGCTCAAGCTAATAGAAATATGATCTATGAGTTGTTGAAAAACGAAAATCTTGATGATTTTAATTACTTACACTTTATGGAAAAGTATAATCTCACCACGATTTGTGATGAGACTTTTGTAAAAAATGAATATTTGAAACTAAAGGAGATTGAAAAATGTTGAGTAAATGGAAGAATTTGAAGCGCTGGCAAAAGTGGGCAATAGTTTTGGCTTGCTTGGCAGTAATCGGGAAAGTCGGTGAAATCACTGGGCTTGCTCCTAAAACAGAAAATAAACCTGTTAAAACAGTCCAGACGTCTACTTCCTCTAAGCATAAAGAAAAGCCTAAAACCAGCAAATCATCCAGCTCCGATTCTTCAAGCTCAAAGACTGAAGAATCTAAAAGTGAAACGAAAGAATCAAGTTCCTCAGATAAGCCTAAAGATATTACCGAGGGACAAATGGGTAGTTTTATCGACTACTTCAAGCAAGATTTGACTGATAAAGGTTTGGATATTAGTACATACGGTTTCTACAATCGAGATACTATTCTATACATGACTGTGCCCAACGATTACAAATACTATGACAAAACTGATCTACAGAAATTTGCTGACGGCATGCTTGCCAAAGAGCATGAGGCATTTAATGTTTGGTCTGCAATCAATAATGTAAACTATGAGCGTTATCCAATGTTTCACATCAAATCTGACGATGGTTCAGCTATCGCAAGTCAGAAACTCAATGGGGAAATGAAAGTTAAAGTTAAATAAAACAAAAAAGCCCCACACTCACCGTCGCCAAACTTAGAGAGATCGGAAGAGCGTCGTGTA